CTTTAATAGAGGTTTACTTTTGTTTGAAAATTTGGAATGTAAGAACATGATATTTGATGTCATATCTTTTTAATGTTTCACGTGAAACATTGACATTTTAAATAATATATGATATCATAATATCGTACCCAAAATAATACGAACATTGTAGTTGATATACACGCACGTAGACAAGTAGTCTGATATCAATTTTTGGCTTTGCGTTCCCTTTGATTCGATTATTTTGTAACGTACACAAAATGTTTCACGTGAACAATGTTTCACGTGAAACATTTTTATTTACAAATATTGTTATTTGTGTTATGATAGAAAAAAGGAGGTGATATCATGCAAGAAATCATGACAGCTATTAACACGTTGGGCTTGCCTACAGTTGTAGCAATTGCTTCTATGTGGTATGTGAAATATCGTGAAGATAAGAATGACGCACGCATGGACAAACTAAACGAATCACACAAACAGGAAATGTCAGATATCACAGAAGCAGTGAATAACAATACACTTGCGCTACAGCGCATTTGTGACACATTTGAACAGAAAAAGGAGGATTAAAAATGAGTGTAAAAAAAGCAGTTGACATATCATATCATAATGGGGTGATTGATTTTGAAAGAGTAAAAAATGCTGTAGACTATGTTATCATACGTTGCGGTTATGGGCAAGATATGGCATCACAAGACGATAAACAATGGAGTCGAAACGTAAGTGAATGCGAGAGATTGGGCATTCCATATGGTGTCTATTTCTATTCCTACGCAAAAACAACAGCTAGAATTGAGGGTGAAATCAATCACTGCCTTAGATTATTACAGGGGCACACTCCTAATTTACCTGTATTTTTCGACAGCGAGGAAAAAGGAACACAGTCTGTAGCAAAGCACAACGCAAAGCGTTTTTGTGATGCAATGTTAATGCATGGATATAAAGCAGGAATTTACGCTAGTAAATCATGGTTCGAGAATTACATTGGCGAGACATGGGGGTATGATTTGTGGATAGCTAGATACTCGAATGTGTTGGGCGTAGACAATGTTGACATTTGGCAGTATTCCAGTAATGGGTCTGTTGATGGCATCAACGGAAGATGTGACGTGAACCATGTTTACAAAGACTATGGAGCTTCAAATTCTGCTCCACCTACACCACAGCACCCTACTAGCTCCGTAAGACCAAGAAATGAATTAATTGCTTTAGGACAACAGCACGCGATTAATTTTACACAGCATCAAATTGCAGTTGATGGAATCGTGGGGAGAGACACAAAAAGAATGGCAGTCCGTGTAGTACAAAGGGCAATGAATGCAGATTACGGGGACACTATTGCAGAGGACGGGATTGTCGGTAAAAAGACAAGAGCAAAAGCAGGTAGACATTATGTAAAGCGGGGAGAAACACAGTTTCTTGTGACAGCACTTGAAATATTATGTTTATTGCAAGGAAAAGACCCGAACGGGGTAGAGTGCCCCGGAACATTTGGAGGTGGACTGGCACGTGCTTGTGGGCGTGAATTCGTTTACGCAAAAGATATGTTGCATATGGTTTAATTTTATTCACGTGGAACAAAATGTTTCACGTGAAACATTTTAAGGAGGGTAGCAAATGCCAAATATTAATGTAGCCTATCAGTGGGCAGTCAATGCGTGCAATGCTCCCAACATTGGATATTCTCAGCAATACCGAAGAGGGCAGACCGTGAACGGTATTACTTATTATGACTGTAGCTCTTTTATTTCAAAAGCACTTACAGAAGCAGGGTTCTTTTCAGTGAACCCATGGTTCACCACAAGGACAGAGGAGGGATACTTATTACAAGCTGGATTCAAAGAAATCAACATTAATGAAGCGTGGCAAGCTGGGGACATCGTGTGGCGTAGCGGACATACAGAAATGGTCTATCAAGGGGCAGGCTTAGGAAATGGAGGAGTTACCATGGGTGCACACAGTGGACGATATCCATTACCCGACCAAGTAAGTATTAATTCTTATGTGTCAAAGCCGTCCGCATGGACAAAGATATACCGATATGGCAATAGTGCTGGAATGACCCTAGAGTGGATTCACGGAAACCGTTATTTGACAGATGATGAAATGAAAAATAATGCATATGTATTCTATAGTACGATGTTTTTCAAAGATTTTACGCTCAATGCAATTGCTGGAATGTTAGGGAATATGGAGATAGAATCCAATATCAATCCCGAATTATGGCAGTCACTAAAAGAGGGAAACTATAATGGAGGTTACGGATTAGTTCAATGGACTCCGGCAACCGTGTATACAGATTGGGCGACCGCTCATGGGTATGATATCACAGATGGTTACTATCAATGCGTATGGCTTGATGAAGAAACCGTAAGCAGTGGGCAATGGATAGAAACAGAGAAATATCCGATATCATGGGAAGAGTTTCGTAAGTCCACGAAAGAACCGGACTATTTAGCGTCCGTATTTTTAAAAAATTTCGAGCGTGCAGGAGTGGAAAAAGAAGATGAGCGTAAAAAGAACTCACTAAAATGGTACGCATATTTACAAACATTATCCCCATATCCGATTCACCCACACGCAAGAAAAAGAAAAATGCCCCTTTACTTTTTCTTCCCGTGGTGATATAATCGATATTGTAAAAGGGTGACACTATAAAATAAAGGAGGTAAATAAATGGATTTTAAAGAAGCATTAAGTGAATTAATTGATGCTGTGGCAGACGTGGAGGAACACGGTGACGCTATTGAAGTTTTGCAGAACTACGAGAGCGAAAGAGACGGAGAATCAGACAACGAATGGAAAGACAAGTATGAAAAGTTAGAAGCCGAGTACAAAAAGCGCTTTAAAGAGCGCATGAAAGAATCTGCTACTAATGCAGACGGCGAAGAAAAGAAAGACGAAACAGAAGAAAAAATTACCGTTGAAGATTTGGACTTTGACGGTAAGACAGAATAAAGGAGGTTTTAACAAATGGCAGTCGCAACAAATAAAAACATTTTAAAAGCGGTCAAACAGGAGCTTTCTTTCGAGGTTCAGAACCACTTACCAGTGGAAGTCTCAGACAATTTACAAGCTGTCTATGATAACATTCTGAATTTTGCTCCTGTTCGAAATGAAATTGTACCGTCATTAATTAATCGTATCGGTATGCAGACCGTGGACAGCATTGCATGGAGAAATCCGTTAGCACGATTTAAGAAAGAGCCTATGCGTTATGGTGAGACACATGAAGAAACATATGTGAATATGTGTAAAGGACGTGTCTATGATTCACAGGCTGACTTCAAATTTGCATTTCAGCAATACCAGTCTTACATCATGAGCGTATTCCATAATGTAAATCTTGAAATTCAGTACCCTGTTACGGTTACTTATGACAATCTGAGAAAAGCTTTTACCAGTGAGTATGGTATCCGTGATATGATTATGGCAAAAATGGAGAGTGCTATCACAGGGGCGAACTGGGACGAGTATCTTGCTATGCGTGATTTGATTAATGTAGGGTATGAAAAAGAGGTGCTTCCGGCAGTGACTGTTGATGCGATTGTAGATGAAGCATCAGCGAAAAAGTTATTGATTGAGGTCAAAAGAGCAGTTGGAGAGTTTGGCTTCCCATTGCCGGAAAACAATCCGGCAGGAGCAACGTCACACGCTATGCCAACGAACTTGATTTGGATTACAACACCAGAAGTCAATGCACAGATTAGCGTTGATGCTTTAGCGTATGCATTCCACATGGACAAAGCAGACGTAGCGGTTCAGACCGTGATTGTAGATAAATTTGCAAACAGTGCTATTCAGGGCGTTCTCTGTGACGTGCGATTCTTCAATGTCCGTGACCAGTTCAAGGAAATGAGCGACCAGAGACTTGCAAATGTCTTATCTTGGAACTACTTCTATACACAGGTAGAAATGGTAAGCGCAAGTCCGTTCTATCCAATCCGTGTATTCACGACCGATACAGTTGTTGAAACACCGACACTTAGTGTGAAAGCTGGAACTTATACAGCTGGTCAGACACAGGAAGTAGAGGTTACTGTGGCAGGTGGTACAGGTACATACCATCAGAATTTAGTGACGCTTGAAGTTGACAGCGGTGCTACTTCTGCTAAGACTTATGTCATTCCTGGAACATATTTGTTACACACGGGAGCGGACGAGACAGGAACTATCGTATTAAAAGCGATTTACAGACCAGACGAGACTATCACAAAGACAGCAAGTTTCACAAAAGCGTCATAATTAACGGAGGTAGTTATCTATGATAAATTTACCG